GCCCCTTACAAATTATGAGTTTGCGGCACTACCACTATGCTAAAGGATCAAAAACATATGTATCATTTAAAAGTTTAGATATATCTTTCTTATCAATAACTAAAAGTTTTCTCTTAAATTGAGACCACTTTGCATCATCACGTTCGGTTTTATATCCTTTGACTTCAACGTACAAATTATAATCTTCAAGAATAAAATCTGGAAAATATTTCCGAACACCATTCCATTGATATTCAAACCACTCAGAACACTTATCAACTTTTACACCATTACGAACACACCACTGATAGAAATATAATTCCCATTTCCCTTGGAACTGTTTCCCATCATATTGTATTCGTTTAACTCTACCTCTATTCCCAGAACTGTATGATTCTGGATTATTAGCAACAGCAACTTTCATTGCTTCTGAGTGTTTAATTTTTCTCTCTTCAGTCCATATGATTTTCTTGCTAGCATCAGATAACTTTTTGCGAGTTTCTTCTGATAGTGGTTTAGCAGTCCCCTTTGTGTGCTGGTTACCACCAATCTTACCTAATCTATGATTAGTATAAACTCTATTCAAATTGTTAGGGCACAACCTCTCGTGATTTCTATGAGAATTTGCATTTTTGCAATCTTTACTACAATACTGACATGTAAGCATATTAATTCCTCCTACATGTATTTAGCATTTTCAGAGTTTCTCGCTTTACCATTAAGCTATAGGCATATGGTGCGGAAGGTGGGACTCGAACCCACAGAACCTGAATTTTAAGTCCAGTACGTATACCAATTCCATCACATCCGCATTACTTATAACGGCGTTTCACCCAACTATACTCATGTCCGTCAGGTGTCATGCCATCAACAATTTCATCAACACCGAATTTACCAACAATCTCCATGCCATTGCCAACAATACTAACAAAGACACCAAGAGACTTGGCATACTCCAATGCTTCTGCAAGAGTTGATAATTCTTTTTCGTTCACTCTATACATAATATCCTTGGTACCCCCAGCAGGAATCGAACCCACATTCAGGGAGTAGAAATCCCTTGCATTATCCATTATACTATGGGGGCACTGGTGTTATTGCTGGCGGAAGATACAGGAATCGAACCTGTCAGCCCATTTCTGAACGAGAGTTTAGCAAACTCCTGTCGCACCTTGCAACACATCTTCCAATTCTTTAATTTCTTTTCTTCTTAAAACTTTTAATGATATATTTTTAGGAAACTGGCTCCATTTAGCAGCATCAATTTCTGTCTCATATCCCTTAACTTCAACATAACTATTCCAGTCTTCAACAAAAAAGTCTGGGAGATATGTTGATGCTTTGCCGTTTGGTTTAATGTAAGGAAACCTTTTAGTGTTTCTTCTCCACTTTAACTTAACAGCATCAGCATATTTACAGAATGTTAATTCCCAACTACCATCAACTTTAATATCTCCAGATATTGGAGAACTATAACTATATTTTTTACATCTACCTGCAGTACATTCCCAACCATTTGCGTATCTTTGTTTGATATTCTCAGACATCTTACGTTTAGTTTCATCAGAATGTTTCTTACCAGTAAATGTTCCTTCTTTACCCCTATTCCAAGCAATTTGAACCCCAACCTTACCTTTATTCCAAGGATCTGGGTTTTCATTCTTAAACTTCTTGAAAGATGATTCTTGTTTATTTGGATTGTCCTTGCACAACCTTTGGTGATTGCGCAAGGAGTTTTGGTTTTTACATTCTTTACAGCAGAATTGACATAGTAGCATAATTTCCTCCATACTACTATATATAAAAATCAATCCGCTGCATTACCATCCTGCCCACCCTCCTAGTAATTACCGTTCTGAAAACCTATCTTCCCACCTTCTACTTCAATTCGCTTGATAACATCTTCAAAAAGAATTGGCGCACAGTCAGTCTGTTCTACACATACACAGTGATAGCGGGTATCAATAAATGGTTCTCTGTGACCAAAAGGATCATTCACCATCACACGATTACTGTGAAGATGACCATGAATATTAACACCGAAACGCCCAAGACTTTCTGGGTGAAGCGGAATATGTGAAAGAATCATTCCGTTCAGCACATGATAAGCACGAAGCTCTCTGAAATGTTCACGGTATTCGTCATCACGAAAAATATCATGGTTACCACGAATCAATACTTTGTCACCATTTAACCTACGCATGATACCAAGCGACTTGCGATTAATAACAACATCACCAAGGTGGTACACTTTATCGTTCGGTCTTACTCTTTCATTCCACGCTTTGACCATTGCTTCATCCATTTCTTCGGTTGAATCCCACGGTCTTAATTTCGTCACACCATCATTTCTCATGAAGCGACATACGCCTGCGTGACCAAAGTGCGTATCGCTTACTAAAAACACTGCAGGCATTATGTTCTCCTTTCTAAAATTTGGCATCCCCCGAAGGATTCGAACCCTCACCAGCTGATTTGGAGTCAGATGTGCTGCCGTTGACACTAGGGAGATAAAAACAACAGGATCCGCTTTCTTTTCAAAGATAAAAGGTTTGAAATTTTTGAGTTGCGGTAAGGATCCTAAAACTTGGTGCCCCTTGACAGAATCGAACTGCCGACGGCTGATTACAAAACAGCAGTTATACCATTTAACTAAAAGGGCAATACTTTGGCGGAAGGCTAGAGAGTCGAACTCTAAAGGGGCTATTAACCCTCGGCTGTTTTCAAGACAGATCCCATCGCCAGTTGGGTTGGCCTTCCTCTAGTGTCATTTGTCCGAGATGTTGGATTCGAACCAACGGTTTTCTGCTCCCAAAGCAGACGGATTACCAGACTTTCCCAATCTCGGACAAATGACACTAATTTAAAAATGGTGGAGGATAAGAGAATCGAACTCTTTTGTCCTACGTGCAAGGCAGGCATAATACCCAGTATATGAATCCCCCAAATACAACAGGTTAGCTTTTGCGTTTTACAATTAGAAGTTGTATGCATTTTGTTTGCTGTAACTAACCTAAAACTAATTGTTGTTATCATCTCTACTTAAAGTTTATCAGCAAGCTGACACACGATAACAACGAAACTGGCTCCGTGATTAGGAATCGAACCTAACTAGCTTTCGCACAGATTAACAGTCTGCTGCCACACCTTGCGGCTCTCACGGAATTATCTTTTCTTACCATTTTGAGGAATAAATCCATCAACATGGCGTTTAAACATTTGAACTAAATTTGGAAGAGATTTATCATAGCCTGTTATTCTAACAAACTCATCAAATCCATAACTGGAGCAGGATATCGGGTTCGAACCGATGACATTTTCGTTGGCAACGAAACATTCTACCACTGAATTAATCCTGCTTATACTTAATTATACTCTAATAATGATTTAATATCAAATAAAAATTCTTGGTACCTTGTGACGGGTTCGAACCGCCGACCTTCTCCGTGTAAAGGAGACATTCTACCGCTGAAATAACAAGGCATTTGGTACCGAGGATGGGACTCGAACCCACAGGATTTAGTTTCTAAGACTAACATGTATACCAATTCCATCACCTCGGCATTAACTCTGGTACTCTGTCTCAGATTCGAACTGAGAGAACTTCTCCTTTTGAGAGAGACGACTTTACCAATTTGTCCAACAGAGCATTACCATAGTAAAACATACTAACTTGGTTATATGAGGTCTTTGAAATTATCTCTTGATCCTTGCGGACTACACTCAAAGGTTAGTATGTTTTACTATGGTTGCTCCGACAAGAATCGAACTTGTTATGGTCGGTTATCAGCCGACTGTTATACCGTTTAACTACAGAGCATTACTGGCACCCCATGATGGAATCGAACCACCGTCTTCTCGTTCGTAGCAAGAGATTCTCTCCACTGAACTAATGGGGCAAAAACTTGGTACTGTCGACGGGTATCGATCCCGCTTCTCCACCTTGAAAGGGTAGCGTCCTAGCCACTAGACGACGACAGTGTAAAAAACAGGATAGCATTTTTGGCTTTTTTTCAATAAAAGGTTTTTAATGTTTGCTGTTGCTATCCTAAACTTGGTTCCCAGAACAAGAATCGAACTTGTAATGACCGGTTATCAGCCGATTGTTATACCATTTAACTATCCGGGAAAATT